TATTGGACGGAGGATGAATGAGTTACGATCATAGAGATGCTGCTAACGCATGGGCGAAAGAGAAATCGCGGAAGGCGAGGGATATTGCACCTCTCCCCGCGGTCAAAAATAAGGTTCGCAAATACGAAACCTCATGCAGTCTTGCTAAATTCTGCAAGCTATACCAGCCAGATCTCTATGATATGCCCTGGTCTGAAGCACATCTTGATATCATAAATTGCCTTGAGAAAGCGATAACTGGTGGTGGATTATTCACATTTGCAATGCCAAGAGGTACTGGAAAAACGACATTAAGTGAGAGTGCTACAATTTGGGCGTTGATAACTGGTTACCGAAGATATGTGATGCTAGTCAGCGCTACTGAAAAACATGCTCAGCAGAGCCTTGAGAATCTTAAAAATGAACTTTCAACGAATGAGCTATTGCTTGAGGATTGGCCGGAGGTTGTGTATCCAATTCATAAACTAGAGAGGATTGCTCGTCGTTCTGCTGGGCAGATATATAATGGTGAACCGACGTATTTAAAGTGGACTGGGCAGCAGATTATGTTGCCGACTATTCCTGGGAGCAAATGTAGTGGTAGTATTATCGAGGTCCGGGGAATCACTGGTGCCATTCGTGGTGCTAAGTACAATCTCCCCGGTGGTGGCGGGGCGTTGAGGCCGGAGTTAGTGCTGCTTGATGATCCGCAGACAGATGAGTCTGCTGGCAGTATAGCCCAATGTGAGACGAGAGAGGATATTATCAAGGGAACGATACTTGGTCTCACTGGGCATCAGAGCAAGATCAGCGCTGTTATGCCGTGTACTGTTATTAGACAGAAGGATCTTGCCTGGAGGTTTTTAAGTAATGATCTTCATCCTGAATGGGAGAGCAGGTCATATCGATTGCTGAAGAGGATGCCTGAGAATAAGAAGTTGTGGGATAAGTATAGGGAGATTAGGACCGGCGGGAGAGCTGAAGCGGATAAGTATTATCTTGAGAATAAGGTTGAGCTTGATGCTGGGGCGGAGCCGTTATGGGGGCAATGTAGTGGTGATTGCCACTCAGCGATTCAGTACGCGATGGAGTTGTTTTATTCTGTTGGCGAGCGGGCATTTTGGGCGGAGTATCAGAATGAGCCGTTAGATACAAGCGAGGAAGCTGATGCCCTGACGGTTGAGGGGATACTAAGGAAGATCAATGTGTACAAGAGGTATCAGGTTCCTCCGAATATTCAACGACTTACTATGTTTGTTGATGTTCATAAGAATCTACTGTACTACATGGTCGCTGGTTGGTCTGAGGACTTCGGTGGGCAAGTGATTGATTACGGTACATGGCCCGAGCAGGATATCGGGTACTTCACCATGAGGAGTATTGACAATACACTTGGTAATGTATACCCTGCTGGTGGTACTGAAGCGAGCATCATGGCTGGACTGAATGATATCATTGGTTACAAGATGGATCGGAATTGGGGCGATGGGATGCATGTTGAGTTGTGCCTCATCGATGCCAACTGGGGAGCAATGACAGGACTTGTGTATAATTGTGTTGCTAATAGTAAACATGCTGCAAGATTGTTACCCTCCCACGGCCGTTTTATCGGAGCTACATCAAAACCGCTGAATCAGTATTTCAAGAAGGTTGGTGATCTTAGTGGTGATAACTGGAGGGTGCCAAAGTCTAGTGGTCGATGGGAGGGTAGGCATGTTACCTTTGATAGTAACTACTGGAAGAGTTTTATTCAAGCTAGGATTATGACGCCGCCGGGAGATCGAAGTTCGTTGTACTTATTCTCTGGTAAAGATCATAAGCTGCTCGCTGATCATTGGTGTGCTGAGTATCCAGTGGCAGTGACTGCTAGGAATAGAACGGTTAATGAGTGGAAAGCAAGACCGAGCAATGATGATAATCACTGGTTTGACTGCATGGTGGGCTGTGCTGTGGCCGCTAGCATGAGAGGCAGCAAGTTGCCAGTTAATAATATCGGCAAGGTGAAGCGAAAGCGAAGGAAGGTTAGATATTTCTGAGGGAGACTATGACACTAGATATACCAGTATTTACGCCGATTGATGCTAAGATCAAGCGTGGTGAACATGCAGCGATTCCTATGATTTGTAGTCAATGTGAAAGTGATACTACAAGTTGTACTGGAGTTATGAATAAGGTGAAGTGCAATGGAATGAATAGAGATGGTAAGCACTTTGAGACTGTTGTATTTGAACGCTGGATGTGTCATAGTTGCCAACATAGGTGGAATGAAAAATATGGTGTGAGCAGTTAGGGGTGATATCATGCCAACAGATAAAGAAGTAGCGGATGAAGTAAGGGAAGTGATCGGTGGCTCTCCTGGCGTTAAGAAGATTGAGACCGATGGGGTAAGGGTTGAGATGGATAAATCTCAGCTTGACTATTGGGAGAGACGATATGCCAGGAAAACGAGGAAGAGGCCACTGATTGCTAGGATTGATCTCAGTGATTTCTAGGAGATAATAATGGCATATGATGCTGTAAGATCAACAAAAAGACGGCAGGCGATTACTCAGGAGACGAGGAGTGAGGATGAGGTATTAAAGTCTGCTGATAGGAAATCACTGCTGTCCGCTTCTAATGATCTCAGGAGGAACTATGTTCTCGCGGCCTGGATGTTAAGGAAGCATGTTGACTATATTGCGACGTTTGATTTTCAGCCGCGGGGAAGAGACAGTGGGTTGAAGAAGGATCTTAATGACTTCGTTGAGTGGTGGTCACATAAGAGGAATTTCGATGTTTCCAATAGGTTCAGCCGTAATGAATTTATGAGGCTCGCTGAGGCCACTAGAACTGGACAGGGCGATTGTTTTGTTTATAAGATATCGAGTGGGTATTTGCAGTTAATCGAGGGGGACAGGATTGCGAATCCTACTTATGGGCAGCTGCCTGATCGGTACAATCGAAATGACTTTGTGCATGGCGTGAAGATACTAAAGTCTGGTAAGCCGAAGTTTTTTATCCTCAATAATCGTAGGGAAGGTGGGGGGTATGTATATAACTCTGTCGTTCCTGCTAAGTATATGACGCAACATGCTTATTGGGATAGGGTGGATACTAGGCGGGGGATTACTCCACTGGCGCCAGTGATCAATACACTGAAGGATACCTATGAGGGGATTACCTATGCATTAGCGAAAGCTAAGGTTAGTCAGATGTTTGGGTTAATCTTCAAGCGTGCTGCCGAGATGAGTATCGGGGAAGTTGATGATGGCGTTGATGATACCGATGATGAGGACAAGAGTGCCTATGATATTGACTTTGGCAAGGGGCCCTTTGTTGCTGATTTAGATCCTGGTGATGAGGCTGATTTTCTTGAGAGTAAAACTCCCAGTGCGGAGTTTAGAGATTTCTGGGAGATCATGGCGGGATTGGTGTTGAAGTGCTTGGATATTCCTTATAGTTTTTACAATGAGTCATTTACTAATTATTCTGGAGCGCGGGGAGCCGTGTTGCAGTATGAGTATTCTGCTGGAGAGAAGAGAAGGCAGAATATTGATTTAATGAATGAGCTATTTCGGTGGAGGTTGGGTGTTGCTATTGTTGATGGGGATTTTCCTAGGTTACCTAGAGGGTTGACGATCAATACGATACCGATTGCATGGGTACCGAGGACTAGCCCGTGGATTGATCCACTGAATCCTAACAAGGAAGCTGAGGCGATCAATAAGGCTGTGGAGGGTAAGGTACTTTCGAGACAGTCATTACTGAGGAGGATGAATATAAACTTCTGGGATGTTATTGAGGAACTCGCGGAAGAGGAGGAAGCGATTAAGGAAAGATTTGGAGGTAATAATGAGCCTAGAGAATAATACCGTTGAGTTGAGGGAGAGGGATTTCTGTCTGGAGATTAGGCCGGAGGATGTCCAATTTGGTGGAGATGCTAAAAGTGCAGAAGGGACCCGCCGGCGAAATATCAAGTTGATTGCGAGAACAGATCAAGCGGTTGATACCTGGTTCGGCAAGATTGTCCATGATATGAGTGGGCTTCAGGCGCGGGATAAACTTCCCCTTGATTGGAGGCATGATAGTGATCATGTTATTGGTTATGTCGAGAAGTTTGATACTAAAAATGGTTGCCTTGAGTGTGATGGCACTTTGGTATCTCTCAAGGAAGGTGACAGAGCTGATACCATTATGAAGCAGGCCGATGAGGGAATTCCTTTCGAGAGTAGTATATTTTTCAATGCCGAGAATGCTGGGCTGGAAAAGGTCCCGGCGGAGAAAAATGTAAAAGTGAATGGCAAGCAGTTTACTGGCCCTGGGATTGTAATCAGGGATTGGAAGCTGCGGGGCATCGC